AGGCAGAACCTCTCCTCACAATTAAGGTATCCAAATCAGAAATCAAAGGATTACCTCTACCATCTTTCTTTACAGAGTGAAGTCTCCTTGCAGCCAATAAAGAAGAATAGGTGAACTGTGGAGAGCTAGTGGCTCCATCAACTATGACGTTAGACCAAGCAGTACCACCATCTTCACGAGGATGAGCCTGTGTCCAAAATTCAACAGCATCTGCACCAATGGTAGCAATCGCAGTAGGAGTACCTACAGAATTGATTGGAACCCATGTGAAAGAAGTGGTGAAACCTTGAGCTAAAAGAGACTGAGCTAAATAATTTTTAGCGTGCTCAATAGCGTTTTTACCTTCAATAACTTTTGATTTGACAGAGCCCTTAATTTTAGCAGCTGCTGATTCAAATAAGAAGAAATTGGTTTGGAATGTCAAACGAACTTTTTTAGTGAAGTGCATTTGTACATAATTTTTTGAATAACCCTGAATAGGTGCATCGGAAGCTCCGATACCACCATCTGTGATTATTTCAGCCATACCTAATCCAGTAACACCGACATCGGTATAGGTTCTTTCGTTGTTGTCTACTTTGTGCATGAAGTCTAAGTATTCAGCTTTCACTGTTGGTGAAACTTTTGGAGCAACGTGCTTTAACACATTGTTTACTATGACTGCATAATCATTGATTGTTCCGTTCATATGTTTATTTTATAGATTAATTAATAATTAAAGAGTCAAAAACCTACCAATGATAAGCTTATCACCAGTAGCTCCGAAAGGTTCGACCTGTTGAACTATACCGGTAGCACTTGTGGTACCAGTGTTGTTGACTGTGGTTGAATTTGCTCCCAATACCATTGCTTGTCCATTATGGGTAACATCAGTGTTGTTTGTAGTTGTGAAAATGAATGTATCTTCATCACTTGGTCGGATAACTTCTACCTGTAGAAGCGCATCTGCAACCGAAATGGTTTGATTACATACACCCAATAAATCAGCTACGACTGTTCCACTGTCTGCTGCTACTGCAAGACCAGCTGTTTGAGCAAGGATTTCACCCTTAGTCGTAACTGTTCCAGTAGCCTTCTTTTCAAGTACCAAATGTCTTGTGTTCTTAACTTGTGCTTGTTTTACTGTTGCCATATTTTTGTTTAAAAAAATGTAGTTTCAGTTTAATCAGATATAAGTTCTAATGCTTTTTCTTCAGACATACCAGTAGCTTTTAGTTCATCAATAGACGACTTCATCTCTGGTGAGTAGGTCTGCTTGGCAATGGTTCCACCTGGGAACTGCATAGCATTTACCTTCTCTTGAACATTTGCACCTTTCAATACTCTTTCTTGAATAGTCTCCGATGGCTTAAACATACTTTCACGAGCTAATTCTAAGACCGTCATCATCTCTTTAGGGGATTTTCCTCCCCAATTAAAGTTCTGGTCAACGAAATCGAAGAATACTTCTCTTGTGTCTATATCTTTAAGCTCAGCGTGTCTTTCAATAAATTTATCTAGAGTGTTCTTAGTTTCAGTTGTGATGCGTTCCTTTTGGACAATTTCTTCTAAATCCTCCTTAGTTACGCCTCCTAACTCTCTAAGTCGTTCCTTGTCTGCTTTCAAAGTATCGTCTTCTTCTACCTTTTTAACCTCTACCGCATCCTTTTGGTTAAGTGGATTTATAATTTTATCAGTTCCATTAAGATTTTTTAACTGATTAGCAGTTTTCTTAATTTCGTCTGATATAAGCTGTTTTTTGTCATCAGTCTTAGCAAGCTTTCTCTGTTTCACCAAATCAAGTAATTGAATCCTTTTTTCAAAAGACTCATCTGACTCAAATTTCCCTTTATTCGGGATGCGAAACTCGTAAGCTTCCTCTTTCTTTAACTCAACAACTGGAGGGGTGCTGGTTTCCTCCACCTTTGGCTCTTCCACTGGAACCTCTGGCTTGACCTCTACCTTTTCAGGTTCGGGTTCTTTTCCAGCTTTAAGTGAATCTAATGATTCAGCTAAACTTTTATCGAGCTCGGCGTCCTCATTTACTTCCACTTTTATTTCTTCTTTTTTTATTTCTTCCATATATTTATCCGACCCGTATCGTGGGTGGTGACGATGGTCTATCTATTAATTATATAACTATCAAAAATAACTTGCAAATTATCTATCTGAATACTTAACAAATTTCTCAATCCTCTGAAGTTTCGACTTTAGGGTGTCTGGATTAACCGAGCCTTCATTAAGAAATGATATAGCATGCTTCTGAAAATCTCCCTCTAATGAATTACTGGACTCTCCAATGGTTGTTGAATTCTTTATTGGAATAATTATCAAATAAACTTCCTTATCGGATTGCTTATAAAACAATATATTATCAGCCGGCTTAAAAACTTTATTAAAGACTCCTACTAAATCTTCTCTATCTACTGGTTTTCCGCAGGTTCCTATAAAACCAGCTGGAACTACTCCATTAAAGAAATAGTCAGCCTCAGGAACTTCCTTACCAGATGTATTTCTTAAAATTGATTTCTTAGCGACTTTCTCTTTTTTCTCTACTACTTTTGTTTCTACTATTTTTGTTTCTTCCATATTATTTCCGACCCGTATCGTGGGTGGTGACGATGGTTAATTATTAAACTTTTAAATTCTTAAAGCTTTTATAGAACTTATTTATATATTCAGTCATCTCTGGCTTTAGTTTAGATTTGACTTCATCTATATATTCTCTTGTGAGAGTTACCTTCGGGATACTCTCATCTATTTTTGCAATTTTATATGCTTCTTCTATCAATGCAAATTCGAGAGGATATGGGTGGGTATAATTTATATTAATTATTTGACCCTTCTTCATATCTTCTTCTAATTTACATTGAAGTTGTCTACCGACCTCAACAACATTAACTCTGTCTGATTCTACGAATGTAGCTTCTAGTGTTTCGGAATTAACTCCGCCGATAAGCATTGATGCTAATTCCTCCGAGCTAATAACAAATTCATCGCCATTTTTAGTAGTAATGAATTTCATTAGTTTCTTTTCTTTAGCCTCATCGGAATATCCGATTTCTACTCTAAAATCCTTTTTCTCTAATTTTTTTGCGTTCATTATTTTTCTTCGTGTAATGAGCCTTTTCTAATATTCTCAAGCAAATCGACCATGTTTTTCATCATTGTGCTTTGAGTATCTAGTGTTACCGTATTTACTATGGTTTGCCACTCGGTATCAGCAATTAATGGGGTCTGAGATAAGCAATCCCTCATCAATTCAATAACTATTGAAGCGTGTTCGCTCTGCGCTAGTGCTATCTTTTTTTGTTTTAATGATTGTTCGTTTTCCATTTTATTACTTTTATTAATTATTTTTTATCCTTGAACTCCCGCGCGACCAACACTAGCATCTATGGCGCTACCCATAGGGGCTTGGGGCCTAGGAACTTCTCCTGGCGCTTGTGGTTGCATTGGGTCCATTCCATCCCCTGCCATTTGCTGTCCCATTGGCATAGATTCTCCTCCGGCACCAGGTCCGCCTGCTTTTGTTTGCATAGCAGTTGCCTGAGCGTCTTGCGTCATTTGCTGCTGTTGCATTTGCTGTTGTACGACTGAAGGTTTCTTACCAATTATTGCGTCGTAGTCAGCCTTGGAAATATAGTCATAAATATCCCCGCCCTGTATATCTAATAATTTTTCAAGAGCCATTAACTGAGAAGCGGAAGCTTCTGGGTCTTGATTCCTCATAGAATAAATCAATGTAATTTGATTAGTAATGATTGGAAATAGAGCCATAAATGTTTGTTTCTGAATTTCTAGTGAAGGTAACAACATGGAGTCTGGGTCAATGATGAATTCAATGTAATCACTCATGTGGCCGGAGCTCTTCATTTCATCAAATAATCCTTTTGTAGAAATCTGACGAGTAGGAACATCATCCATGACCTCTCCTTCTTGAGTGAAATCAAAATTCAATCTCAAGTTTTTAGAAGCGGCGGCCATGTATCCAACTGGAACTCCGTTGTCATCAAGAATCTCTTGTGATTCAACAAAATAATCAGGATTTTGCTTAGCAAATTCAGCTAACTGGTCCTGAGAATCAATCATAAAGATTTTATCAACTGGGTAAATCTGTTCCATCCATGTGTTAGCGATATGCGCGTCCATGGTAAGTCCCGTGACCATAGAGTTTTTTGGAGGAGTTAATCTGTTGTAAGCAGCCTCTTTTAAAATAACAGTTGAACCAAGTGTAGTTTCAGATTGAGTTCCAGCAACGATGTTATTAACACCGGTGTTTTCTTCGATAGATTGCTTCTGTTTGTCTCCAAAGATAATCCCCTGTTGAACATTTCCAGATGTCTTTACAACATCTATATCTGTCCCGGGGTGTTTTGGATTTACAATATTTGGACCCCTCTTATAAGAAGCAGTTCCATTTTGTACCTGAGCTCCGAATAACAATGGGAATATTTCAGCTTCTACTTGCTGTGCGTTCAATGAATTTATATAAGTAAATAAAGCTGTATTACCCCTCATCATTTCATAAAGACCAATTCCGTGTGGGTCGTTCAAATTCTTAGCAAAGCACCTAGCAACTATAACAGAGCCATGAGAGCCATCGTTAGGAAGTTCTCCATCGTAAATAACCATTTTTCCACAGGTTACTATGTATCTATTTAATAATACGTTTTCGTAATATCCGATAGTTACACTGGTTTGAATTTTCTCACTATTCTCATCTTTGGCCTCTTCTGTGACTGAGCAATATTCTAACTTCTTTTTATTTTTAGAGTTTTTAGCTTCAGGATACATTTCATAAAACTGCTCCTTTGGCATATCTTTCTCATAATATACTTCCATCTGAGACCATACGTCTCCGTTATTAAAACCAACACCTAGCCAAGTCCTTGTACATTCTAGTGGTTCTCTGTATATGTCATCAAAGAGTATTTTTTTAACCCCCTTTCTATCAACTTGAACTCTACGAGGATATACTCTCCAAGCCGCCCATCCGTATGTAAATAAATTTTGGTAAGTCAACATCAATGTATTGCTACCATTGGCTGCGCCCATAGACCAGTTCCTCTTCCATAATTCATACATTGCTTTTGCATAAATCTTATCATCTGCAACAACCGTCGCGTCTGGTAATTTTCCAGCCAATACCGAAGTAGCGATAATAATCTTCGAGAAAGCGATTGGTTCTTGTGATACTGGAACACCTGACTTATTTTGGTCTCTATCATTAAGTTTTTGTGGGTATACGTTTATATCGTATGCGCCACTGGCCATTTTATTATAAAATACCATAGAGCCCCATCCAGACTTCTCATATAACTTTGTCCCGTACGAAACGGCAGTATTTACAAGATTTGCCGAAATCTCAGCAGCGAGCGTGTCAAATTTCTCCCTATATTGGGATTTTTTCATCTCCCTCTTCTTATCGGTGATGAATTTAATAGTTTCTGAGTCTGTTTTGGCCGCGCTACCTTTTTTGGTAGTCATTCCAGCTGTTCCAACTGGAGTCATATCTTTGTCCATAGTTTTTTTTGGTTAATTACTTTTAATTATACGCTTTTTATTTTAATGTGTAAAATATTTATCGTTTTTTAGTTTAATATTACTTTTTTATTGCTGTTCCTCTCCAAAAACTGCGCGTAAATGCGAAAAGCCCTCAGTTCCAGACGTATCTGCTACATATCTTCCTTGTTCTTGAAGAATTGCATAGCCAATACTAGAAGCCATGATTACATCATCGTGCTTTTTATCCATAGCCTCCGGCTTTCCTTTGGTATTCCTAATAAAAGTGAGCATTTCGTTTAAGATAGCTGCTGGAAATCCCTTGTCCTTTCTAAAAAATACGGCCTTCAAGGCTGCTAATGCAAATGGGCGCGTAGCCGACGTTGTTTTCCAACCAAAGAACTTAGTTACTTTCTGGGTTATATCGTCAAATGATTTTCGATAATAAAGATTTATATATCCCAACTTCTCTAGTGCGTCATTAACCCATAGTCCGTCTTTGTTTACTTCAATACCAAGCAGTGCAAAATTATAGAACTTACCAAGTTTATATGCCTCCGTAGCAAGTTCGTCTGGTGCAACCTGAGACCTATACAAGGCATCGCACTCCTCGGTTTTATGGTTTATAACATAAAGTACCTGCGCGTCTCCGTGCGCTAGTCCCTCTGATGTATCTCCTCCAATTATATACTTAGTCCCAACCTCCGGTTGTTTGAATATCTCTAATGACCCAGACGATACGGGGTTAAATATAACGTCCCCTTTATCTTTGGTTCCTAATTCACCCTTCTGTCCTGGTTTTGCCTCCTGTAGTAATTTTGCCACCTTTGCCGTAGAGAAATAGGTCTGTCCGGTGGATAGGAAAGCTTCTTCTTGGGTCGTAGGATACTCCTGCATCAAAGATTTGACAGCATCGGGACTATTCTTTCCTCCAAACTGCAACCATTTCATATAGTAATAAGTAATCTCCTTGTCCGTGAGATTATGCTCTTTTTGATATTCGGCCCAGTCTATCTCACAGGTCTCCATAGTTTCCACTGGAACATTCTCGTAAATCTTCTTCATTTCCATATCGTCGTACTGCCAATTATAGAAATGAGGTAAAAATTGCACCTGGGATAGCAATGGGGTTATTTTATCCCGTGATAGCCAATTCTGTTGGAATATCTCATAGAACCTACCAGCCATACCCTCCGCAGTACTCTCAATGAATATAAACCCATCAAAAGGAACTGTTGGAAATGTACCTCTTTCAACCTCCTCTGCTCTCCTTGGGAATGTTGCGCACATCTTAGCAAACTCTGATATATGAACTAAGTGATAAGTTCCGGAACGTCCTGATACCGATACCGCAATAGACGATGT